AACCTGCTGCCGATGTGAAGGAAGAAACTGCCTAACCTTGACAATAGAAACGTCATGGCCATGGTAGTACTCCTTCCCACAAGACTCTCTGAATTTTCCAATCCAGAAAGACTTGTTGAGACCTACTCGGGCACCAAAACGCTCGAGTACATCTACAACGGTATGCACATATTTACTAGGGATAATTATATCATCCCCGTAAATGCGCACCTGACCAAGGAAAGGAAGAAAATCCCTCTCCTTGGTAAACGTGCATCCTTGCTCTTTCTCTATTCCGAGGAAAACTAAGGTCAAAAAGACCATAGCCTCGAAAGGGAAACAAAGAGCGGAACCCATAGACGCGAACTTGGACAACGGTATTACACCGTGCCCAGGAACAGAAGCCCGTTCAGACCTGCAGGCAAAAACAGCCTCTTTAGAAAGAGGATGTCTTGCGAGTAGAGCCGAGACGAGCTTAGCAGACACCCTATCAGACGCCTCACTCAGATCGAGTGTGGCTAAGGTCCCGTCAAGGGACCCTTTCTGAGCCAAAAGCTGGTTAGGCTCTTGGGAATCAGAACTGATAAACCCGGAAAGGTAACTATTCCGAGTATGGGTAGTAATCGACTCGAGTAACCCCTGCTGAACATATTGAACAGTAGAGGGCTCGATGGCGATAATACGTGGTGTCTTCTGCGTCTTAGGAACTGAGACCACCCTAGAGGGTAGCTCAGCACCAGGTTCCAGGAAATCGACGCCGTCATAGCAATCGTCGACATGACGAAGGCTAGGATAAAGAAAGTCTCCAACATGGAAGACCTTCTCTAGACGGCTGGTCCAGTAGCGTGTGAGGTACTTACCATTACTGGTAAGTCTCTCAGCAGTCGCGCCTGGACCATGCTTGGGTCTAATGTCCCCATTGTAGATATCTCTATCTACACGTGAGAACAAAGAACCAAACAGCAATTGACCCATACGACCGAATTCAGAAAAATCAGAATCTGGTAGAATGGAATCATTGTAGTCGACCTCCTTATCACACTGGACGTAATCGGACATAGCCTCGTGCTCCCTTGCAGGAGTACAAGGAAGAAGCATCTTACCAAAGATCAAAGTCAATTGTCTTATGGCAATGATAGCTTCAATGTCTGGCTCATCCAGAAGGATGCCAGTACCAGGGTCAAACACCACCTCCAGAAAACCTCTCAAAAATGAGGGGAGATCTGATCCACTCTTTCGAAAAGAAAGAAAGGATTTGGGAGAAACCAAC